TGATATAGGATTTATTGCTCAAGAAATTGAAGATATAATTCCAGAAGCAGTATCAGAATATAAAGATATTACATCTGAAGAACTTTATAAAAATATTAAATATGAAAAAATTATACCATACTTATTAGTAACTATACAATATTTATTAGATAAAATTAATACTTAAAATATTATATAATATAATTATTTTTTTTTTAAATGTTTATATTATAATGTCTATAAACAATCAAAATATTGTAAATACAAATAATTGGTATCAAAAAATGAATATATATGGTACTAATTCTGGTATTATTAATGTTACTGGTACAGATCCTAGTGTGCAAATGTTAATAATATCATCTGCTAACGATATAAATTATTGTTCTCAATGTTATCCGTTATCAAAAACCAATGGGTTTACTTTAACATTCCAAGTATACGTAACTGGAAACACTTTTAATAGTGTTTGTGCATATTTTGGAGTAACAGATCAAACATCTAGTTTTGATGCAAATGGTGGATTAGCTGGACAGACAAATGCTGTTAGTTTAATGATTAGATCAAATGTTTTTAGATTATATACAAATTATGGATCAAATACAATTGCTGCATCGAGTAATACTACAATTGGTCTTAATACTTGGCAAACAGTTAAAATAACTTATACACCAAGTGTAACAAATACGTGGGTTGTTAATTATAATGGAACAGACATTATAACTTACAATGACAGTTCTTATACATCCTTTGCAGGAAATCAAAATAATCTTTGGGGATTATATGGAGCAACTTCAAATGCAGTAAGTGCTTATTTTAGAGCAGTAGATCTTAGTGTAAAAAAAAGTCTTTCATTGAGTTCTTTGAAAAATACTTATAGTTTTTATCCAGAAGAATGTTTTATAAATAAATTAAGTACGCATTCACAAAAATCTGCAGCTGCAGCTTTTGGATTAAGATTACTACGAGCAGATTACGTTGGCCCAATCATAAATGTACGTCGTGGTTCTGATAATGCAACATTAGATTTTTATGCAGATTTTGAGGGAAATTTAGGTACAAATTTATATGGACAAGGTACATCTTTATTAACTTGGTTAGCTGGTTCTATTGGTTATGTTACTAGGTGGTATGATCAAACAAATAATGGTCGTGATGTTGCAAATGCTACAACTGCTCAACAACCTAAAATTGGTACACCATTATTAGACAATATGAGTTCAGCAGGAAAAAGCTCAGCAAGAGGTATTTATACTCTTAATTCTACAAATTCGAGTTACTTTGGTCCAACTATAAAACTAAGAAGAAGTTCAGATAGTGCTGTAAGTGATTTTTACGCTGACGTTTATGGTAATTTGACTACTTGGAGTGAATCAACATTATATTCTTATCCTACTTCTGCAATGACAAGTGATACAACAGTATTATCAGATGGAACTTACATATCATCTGCCGGTTCGATAGCTGCAGGTGGTGAAGAAGCTTTTAGAGCTTTTAATAGTAATACTGGTGATGTATATACTTGTGCTGTAAATAATTATACAAAAACAACAGGTGCTTATTCTGGCTCAAAAACAACAACTATGAGTTCAGTTTCTTATTCTGGTGAATGGCTGCAGATACAAATGCCTAGTAGTATTATATTAACACAATATACATTGACGTCTCATCCATCGGCAAGGGGAAGAAGTCCTGTAACATTTTACCTAGGTGGTTCTAATGATGGATCTACTTGGGTTTTATTAGATAATCAGTTTAATTTATCATGGTCACAAAGTGTTCAAACATCCCAAACATTTACTATAAAAAATACTGCGTCATATAACTATTATAGAATTGTATGTAATTCTGTTGTAGGTACTAATAGTGGTGGAGTTCATTCATTTAATGCATATTGGAGTGTTGCTGAATTAACATTAAATTCTTATAATTCAACAAGTACTAGTTTCACTTCTTGGATTGGATCAAGCACAGCATATGTTGATACATGGTATGATCAAAGTGGTTCAGGTAATCATGCTACACAATCAACGACAGCAAATCAACCAGTTTATAACGGAACATTAAGATTAATTGATTCTGGAAGTGGAAGTAATCAATGGTTAAATATGCCATCTGGAACAGTACCAACTGGAACACTTAATGCACCTTATTCATTTGTTGTAAAACACGGTACATCAAATAATACAAATTTAGGAGCTTTTATAGCTAGTGGAAATAATACTAATAGTCAAAGTAATACATTAAGAAATGGAGGTGATCAAAGTGTTGGATATTGGAACCAGTGGTGGTTTAATGATTTTGGGTTTGGTACCACGTCAGAACGAGCTACTGGTAATACTGTTGTAGTTACGTATACTGGTACAGTTCAAAAAGGTTATGTTAATGGACTTTTAGCAAACGCAAATAATAATCATACAGGTGGAACAACAGCAGCTGGACAACAATATCTTTTTAGAGATTTATCAGCATTAAATTATCTTAATGGTCAAATGTATAGTGTATTTATTTTCGGAAGTGCTCTAAGTGACAATGATCGTTTTGCTTGTACATCAAATCCTACTGAGATTAATATTACATACAATGGTGCGCAAGCATTATTAAATACAACTAACGTTCCTCTTACAGCTGGGTTAGATAATTATACATATGTTAGCAATTTTAATCCAAAGGTTGGTAGTGGACCTTCAACAATAGTTGAACAAGGTAATAATCCTCTTGCAAGTAATAGTCGTGCAGCATTTATGATGGTTGGTAGTAAATTATATTTTGCTGGTCATAATAATGATGTTAGTGCATATTATATTAATAATAATGTTCCTAGAAAAACAATTATGATGTGTAATCATAATTTAGCTTCTGGAAATGTTGTTTTTAATGATAATGGTAGTATTTACAATTGTACAACTGCTTCTCCAAGTACTTTAGCTGTAGCTACATCTACATTTTCGATCGGTAGAAATTCTGATGGTACACATTTAAGTGGTGAATATTTTAATGGATATATCAATGAAGTTATAGTTTTTAAGAATACACTAACTACAAAAGAATCCCAATTGTATTTTACACCAAACGCAATTACGCGTAAAAATTATAGAAGTAAACCGAGAATACACATAAGAGATATTATAAAAGATAATGGACAAATACCATCAGGTGCAATTGTTGCATTAGATACACAAATGTTACAAAATCTTTCCACAGGTGATTATGTATCTAGTTGGGGTGGAGTTACAGGATATAATAATCCAGTGTTAAATACTGCTATTTACAGTACACCACTTATTTACTACGCACCTTATGTTTCTATATCATCAGCAAGTAGTCAATATTTCAATGCTGGAAGTAAAACATTTAATTGTACTACAAATGGTGGTTTTACAGCCATATGGTATGGTGCATTTACAGGTTCAGCAACTTCTTGGGAACGTATATTTGATTTTGGTAATGGTCAACCTAGTGATAATATATTAGCTAGTAGAGAGTCTACAACATCAAATATAACTTTTCATGGTTACAATGCAGGTGTCCAAGCTTTTACTTTATATTTATCTAGCGCAATTGCTCAAAATACTTATAATGTATGGACATTTAGACACAATACATCAACACGTTTAACAGAAATTTTAAAAGATGGTATAGTAGTTGCTTCAGTTACTGCTACTTCAGCATTAACAAACAGAACACTATCAAATACATATATTGGAAGAAGTAACTGGTCAGCCGATGCATATCCTAATATAAATACTATAGGATTATATGTTTATGATAAATTACTTACAGATGAACAAGTTGCATCTGTTTCAAATCATCTAATGTATTGTAATTCTTCGAATCTGTCAAATACATTACCGGATTATAATAATAAAGTTGTTCGTTATGGAAGTACGTTATCTCAAGGATATGCAAGGGGACAAACTATTCGTTTTAATGGAAATGTTGGTAGTTATCTAGATATACAAGATATACCTAATTGGCCATTAACATTTTGTTTTTGGATGTTGAATACGTCAACTGCAAATACTACACCAGCAGCATTATGTACCCAAAATAATAGTTTTGGTATACATCTTGATATAACATCAAATGGAACTGTTTTAACATTAGGGTACTCTACTAATGGAACTACATGGTCATCAATGACTACGACAGCTGTTAGTTTAAATGCTTGGTATCATATAGCTGTTGTAGTTACACCAACCACGATTTCATTACATAAAAATGCTGTACTTGTACAAACTGTTAGTGCAATTGTTTATAATACAAATCGTCTTATTATAGGTAAGTCTGGTGATAATAATAGACCCTTAAATGGTTATATAGGAGATTTTCGTGTTTACGATTATGCTTTACGTCTTGATGAAATATCGACTATTGCTAGTTATGCTGGTGGAGCTGGTCAGGAAATTGTTAATTATAATACACAAGCAAATTATCTTGTAAATATGAGAAATTGGTATTCAAAATTAAATATTTATAAAAGTGGTACTTTTACAGCTAGTACTGGTTATACTGATCCCGATATTTATTACGTAATGATGGGTGGAAATGCAAATTCAAGTAATACTTTGTTTAATTCTACGCGAATACAAGATTATAATAGTTTTGTTCTTTCTTTTTTACAATATGCAGATTCTGTTACGGATCATGGATTTTATTTTTATTGTGGTGCTACAAGTTCTACAACTGTTCCAACTGGTACAGCTGGAACTGCAGCAAATTCTTCTTACTATATATATTTTGCAGTAACTGGTACAAAAGGTGTATATCTTTTTAATGATCAAGGACAACAATTAGCTTATTCTTCAGCATATCAAGTGAATTACACTTCTGGTGTATATATACCAATCACAATTATTTATAATAGATCTGTAAAAAATACATGGACAGTCAATGTAGGTGGTATTGACATTCTTACTTATGATGACCCAAATAATACAAATTGGGTTTCAAATATTGCAGGTGATTTCTGGGGTGTTGGTGTTAGATCAACAACATCTGCAATGAATTTTTATATTAGACGTATGGAATTAAGTTACACGCCATATGTAAATAGTGTGAATACGATAACGAATGCTCAAAATAATGTAAAATTCCCACCAGCAGCTATGACAGCAGAAACAACAACATTTACAGGTACTGGTATATTAGATGGTGTATATAGAGCAACTATAAGTAATGGTTCACTAGCTGGTTATTTAGCTTTTGATAATGACATCAATACTTTTGCATGTGAAGTAAATGCATATAATGTTAGTACAGGTGTTTATACTGGAGCTGTAACAACTACGGTGACAAATTTAGTAAGAGGTACTAGTACAAGTTATTCAGGAGAATGGTTACAAATACAAATACCAAATCCAGTTCAATTAACTTCATTTAGTTTAATGGGTAGACAAGATCAATCACTATTTTTAAGAAGAACACCAACTATATTTTATGTAGCTGGAAGTAATGATGGTAGTACTTGGGAACTTATACATAGTGCAACAGATATAGTGTATACATCAGCTATGCAACATTTTACATGTAATGGCAATAATACAAAAAAATACACGTATTTTAGATTAATAGCTAATAAGATAGGAAATACAGGAGAGACTGTTAATAGACAATATATAGATATAGCAGCTTGGGATCTGTATACACAAATGAATCTGATAAATGCTGGTGTTATATCTATTCCTCCTTACAGTATGACAGCAAATACAACAACATTTAGTGGTAATTCACTTTATGACGGTACTTATACAATTACAGCAAGTAACACTAATTATAATAGTGGTACTATGGGTGATCCTTATGTAGCATTCAATAATGTTACAGGAAGTAATACTAATATATGGAGTGCAGGTAATAAGTATAATGATAGTACAGGTGCTTATATTGGGTCAGTAAGTACAACTGTATCTGGTGTTACGCAAAGTGGAGAATGGATACAAATACAAATACCTAATCCAATTGTGCTTTATTCATTTTCATTAAGATTCTGGTGGCCGAATCAAAGTTATTGGGCTAAAAGTTTCCTAATCGCTGCAAGTAATAATGGCACTACATGGACAAACATTTATGATAATACTAATGCAAGTTTTGTATACGGTACATCTCAAACATTTATAGTAACAGGAGCTCCAATTGCTTATAGTTACTTTCGTTTAATTGTAAGAACAACATCAGGTATAACTGGATGTGGTTGGTGCATTTTAGATGAATGGAAGTTATATACAAACGTGAACAACTTTAATTTAATGAAATTCCCCCCAGCCCCATTACTAGAAGATACACCACCAACATTTTTAACAGTAAATGCAAAAAATTGGTATAATATAATGACATATAGTTCTTATTTAGGAGGGTTTACTCCTGTTTTAAGTGGTTCAGATCCATTAAGACAATTACAATTAACTAATGGTTCATCGGCTGGAATTGGAACTCAATGTATTATTAATAATCAACCTGTTATGAATTATAATAAATTTACATTTACTTTTCAATTATATTGTGCTAATGTTAATAACGGTGATATATTAACTCTTTATTTTGGTAGTGGTGGTTATACTGTTACGTTTAAATTTGAAATTTATTATTATCAAGGAATTAGATTAAATACAAGTAATGTTGAAAATGCTGTTAGTTCAGCAACAAATTGGTTTAATAGTACTTGGAATAGTATAAGAATAGAATACAACCGTTCTGCCACTAATACGTGGACCATGTTCTTTAACGAAACACAGATTATACAATATTCAGATCCAAATTGGTATACCGCACCAGGTGGAACGTGGGGAATTTCAGCGTTTAATGGTGATGCAAGGTTTAATAGTTTGATTCGTCAGTTAGAAATGACAATAAATGATTCAGGTTTAGCTGGAAATAATATATTAAGTGGAAGTTATACAGCATCTGCAAGTACTGTATATAATAATCGTCTTGAGAATATTGCTTCAAATGCTTTTAATACAACAAACAGTAGTATATGGCACACTAGTGACACTCCAACGATTTATAGCAGTGGTAATTATATAGGAGCAGTTAGTACAACTGTTTCTGGAATAAGTTATCTAGGTGAATGGCTTCAATTACAAACACCTAATCCTGTTTCTTTATCATCATTTAGTATTTATCCGAGACAAGATGGTTCATTATGGACGATTAGATCTCCAAAGAATTTCGTTATGGCAGGAAGTTTAGATGGAAGTACGTGGTATCTTTTACATACTGCAACAGGTGTAAATGATTGGACAAGTGGTGATAAATATTTTGTTTGTAATGGACCAAATGGTAATCCAGCATCAAAGTACAGTTACTTTAGATTAATTACAATGGCTGTTAATGGTGGTAGTAGTGTAAATATAACAAATTTAAATTTATATACGCCAATATCATTAAATAATTCAATTACACCAGCTACACCAAAAGGACTTTTAGATGGTTTGACATGGAAATATTATCATGGTTATTCAAGTAATTCTGTAAGTTATTATACAACAAATACTTATATAAATATTGGGAGGTTTGTTGATGGAACAAATATAAATACAATATCAAATGGTCAGTATCCAGTAAGTGGTGGAGATACTTATTCAGTCGAAATATTTGGATATTTTAGAGCAACTGTATCTGGAACATATACATTTTATTTAACATCAGATGATGGAAGTTATTTTTGGATAGGGTCAAATGCATTAATTAATTACACTACAGGTAATGCAAATATGACTGCTAGTGCTGGTGTGAATGGTTCATGTAATGTTACGTTACTTTCTGGAACATATTATCCTGTACGAATTCAATGGTCTGAAAATTGGGGAGGTGATGATTTACAATTCAGTTTTACACCACCTGGTGGTACACGAACCTACAATGGTCAAGGATACTTTTTCTCTGGAACAGGTTTAGATGCAGCTTTTCCACAAGAAAGTGCTAAAATTATAAAAGACTTGACAAATACAAATACAGATGGTGTATATTATATTTTAGTAAATGGTAATAGTACACCAATTCATTGTTTAATGAATGATTGTTATGATGGTGGTGGTTGGATGATGTTGATGAAAGGAACAAGAGGAGATACATTCCAACATAGTTCTAATTATTGGACAACAAAAAATACATTAAATGCTAATGATACAACACGTAATGATGGAGATGCAAAATATAATACGTATAATTATTCTACAGTAAAAGATGTCTTGGCAATTTGGCCAGATATTTCTCCTACATCTTATACGAATCCATATAGTCAAAATGGTGGAAGTATATTTGTAAGTGACGGATGGACGTGGATAGTTAATAATTGGAATGAAACTACAAGAATAACTCCTTTGACAGGTTTTACTACTGATAGAAGTCCACATCAAAATAGGGTAAGTACTCATCAGACAGCTGGAATAAATAATCCATTTACATATAACGGTTTTGGTACATGGTGTTCAAGTCAATCAGGGGCTTATATACATTTTTTTTCTACAGTTGGAACTAATGTTATGTTAAGATGGGGATTCATATTTAATAATGAAACGAATAATTACACTAGTTGTGATACAGCTTGTGGTATAGGTATGGGTGGAGCTGCTAATATGAGCGCAGGTGACTGGACAAATGGTCTTGGTGCGCCGACTGTAGGTATTAATAGAACAGCAAGATTTGAATTATATGGTCGTTAAATTATAAATTTTTAACAAATGTTTAAGAAATTTTAACAAAAATTATTTTAAAATTTTAAAATAATTTTTTATTGTATAATATTATAATGGAAAGTGGAGATAGATCATTTACAGTTATATTAATAAAAAAAGCTGGTAAAAAATTAAAGAGTGATGGTGGTAGATATATAAGCAAAACACCTGATTCAGCTGCAAGAAAAGCATTTTCACAATATTATAGACAACATAAAAAAGCTGGACGTTTTTCATTAGAAATACATATAAAAGAAACGACACAAAATTCATCTAAAAAAGATTTTAAATACAGAGTATCAAAAGTTAATAATCCAATAGATATTTCTAGAGGTAAGGAAATTATACATTATGAATATACAACAAAAGTAAAAGCTTTATAAAAGGTTACTTTTAAAAAAAGTAACATCAAAACCATTACTTTTAAAAAAGTAATATCAAAACAGGGCTCGCGCCTGCAAGAATTACTACTAAATAAGATATAACCTTTTATTTGCAGGCGCGAGCCCTGTTTTGATATTACTTTTTTAAAAGTAATAAAAAATAAAGTAATACATTTAAAATTGACCACCTGCTAGTACTTGCGTAACGCTACGATATTGTTTTTGTCCTTTTACACTTTCATTTTTAGGTTTATCCATATAAACAGGTTGTTGACTGGCATCTCTTAGGTAATCGAGATATTGTTGAAGTTGTGAAACAATTTTTGGAACTATTTCACGAACGACAATTTGATTTAATCTATCGACTTCGTTTGTATATTTTTTTAATAAAACTTGACGTTCTGCATCTGTCATTTTTTCATTAAATAAATGTGGGTGTGCGCTATATTCTACAAAGATGCTTCTCATTACTGTCATTAATTCATTATTAGATTGATCGTCTATAATATAGTTTATTTGTTTATGTACATTAAATTTAATTAAATTTTGAATGTTTTGAATATTTTTGTCAGAAAAAAATAAACTGGTTAACGGTGTTTCACCATATAAATTTTTAAATAAAAATCTGGTGTTACTACTTGATAATTGTTTATCATTGGGTGTTAAATTAAATTTTCCAGGTGATTTTAACTCGTCAATTTGTGTAGAAGGTAATCGTTTACTTCGTTCTTCAGTCACTGTTAATAAAGTGCGTTTATCTCCTGGTAAATCAAAAGATCTTTCATACAATTCAGGATGAAAAAGTGGTTGGTTTTGACTATAAATAAATTGTTTTGTATCCATTATACTATATAATATAAAAAATAAAATAAGTTTTAATAAAAAATATTTCATTATAAAATTAATTAGTTATATATTTAAATTTTTTATGTAAAATATTTTTAGTTTGCGAAACGGAATTTGTATTACTAGTTTCCCAATCTATTAAATTAAAAATAGATTTTAAATATGTTATAGATTTACGTAATTTTGGATTAATTTGTAATGTATATTTAAATATTGTCATTATTATTTTTTGTTCATTTTTAGAAAAAATGGTTTTATCTAGATTAAAAATACTTTTATCTAATATATTAAAATTTTCTAAAGTATATTTAAATCTATAAAATAATTTATCAGTGATAGAAGCACACTCCCAAGGTGCATAAGGATGAATAATATTAAATAATAGGATACCACAACTCCAAATATCTGCTCTATATGGTTTATAAGGTAAATGTTTAATCATTTCAGGAGGCATATAACTATCTGTACCATGAATACCTCGATAAGATATTTCTGTTCCATTAATTTTATATAACATTGCTTCTCCGAAATCGATAATTTTAATATGATTATTGTATACCATAATATTTTCTAATTTTAAATCTAAATGTGCAATATTGTTATTGTGAAGATATTCTACACCATCCAAGATTTGTGAATATAAATGTAATAGGAATTTAACATTTCCTTTATATTGTTCTAAATAATCAAGTAAGTCAATTCCAGGACAATATTCGAATACTATACGATGATTTTTTTTATCAATACTTAGAGTTTTTCTAATGTTGGGGTGATTTAAATTAATTGTCATGTAGAATTCATTATTGAAATGATTTATAAAATATTGTTTATTTTTTTCAAAATTAACCAGGTCTTTTTTCATAGTTTTAATTACAACACACTTATTACAATTATAATTTTCACAAAATCGTTTACATTTATGTAATTGTAATTTACCAAATCCGCCTTCTCCTAAAGTTTTAGTATAAACACTTTTCATATTAATTTAGTCAAATATAAATTAATATAATTTTTAATTCAATTTTTTAATTTGATAAGTTTTTTCTACAAATTGGGCAAGTAATTTCTTTAGATAACCATTTGTCTATACAATATATATGAAATTCATGATTACAATTTAATTTTCTAACTATATTTACATCAAAATTATTTTCTTCTTGGCAAATAGAACAATCGAAAATATATTTTATTGAAACATCAGAATTTTTAAACAAGTCATTTAAATATATTCCTCGTTTATATGGTTCATAAATGTTTAAAATACTTAAAGCATTAAAATTATCACTGAAATTACGATTTAAATTAGAATTATCACTGAAATTACGATTTAAATTAAAATTATTATTACGATTTAAATTACGATGTCTTTGACGTATATAATTAGAATAAGCTAATCGTCGATTAAGTCCAGGTTGTTGTGGTAGATTCATATATAAATATTATTAATTATTTTTTAAAAATAAACGTTTATTATTTTCTA